CAATTTTTTGCACAATCGTTTATAAAATCTAATGTTTCTGGCATTTCTTTACCTGTGTTTGCAAATACAATATGCACATCATCAGGTAGTACACCTTTATATTGTTGTAAGATTTTATATAGTAAATAGCCAGACGTTCTGCCACCACTAAAACTAATCAATGCGGGGCAGTCAAATTTTTCTGGTAAGAACATCTGTTCTTCTTGATGTTCCCAATAATTATTAATTAAAAGATTATCCATTAATCTTTATTATGCAGTTTAACGAATGCTTCTGCATCTAAAAGAACCAATACTTTACTTCGATTCCTTTTCAGGACCACTAATGGCTCATAGCCTTTGCAATTTTTTGATGCCTGGTCATAGGCTTTCCAAAGATTAACGGCTTCCTGATTCTTGCACTCGATTGAATATGGGAACTTATCCCTGGATTGTTTACCCATAATAATGTCTTCACCTCCAGAACCCATCGGTCTTGATTCAAGATCATCAAAATCTAAATCTAGAATATCAATGAGCATGTTGGCAAATGCTTGTTGGAGTTTACGGCCTTTGGCTTTAGCTGATGAAGTTTTAATAATATGCTCCTAAAAAAATGCTAGGTTGAGTTTAAATGGAGTAAAAACTCTACCGACCCCTAGCAAGCCGTGTGGTCTAAGAAAGTGTTGGAGGTTTTGGTGTAGTAGTTGGCTCCTCAACATCACTTTCTTCGGGAGATTCATCACTCATACTCGGTGGTAAACCTGCGGGTCTTGGTGCAGTAGTATTCTCAGGTTTAATATATCGGAGAATCTTATTGCTGTCACCATAGCCACTGTCATCACGCTCTGGTTCAATACCCACTTTACAAATCAATCTTTTACCTTGCAATTCCATTGCATTAATTGGTGCTTTATCAAACCCACACGCTTTTAATAACTGTGCGAAATCATTGTTAGCGTATCCACGAATTTCTTCTTGCTTACGTTGATTCTCGTGTTGATACCAAAGATTGAGGTTTGAACGTAATTTCCAACCTGCATACTTTTCGCCAGTAACATCTACTTCAACTTTCAAATATTCGTTACCTGCTGCTGAAAGTGTTTTTTCACACACTTTTACAATGCAAGGGTACTCACCCTCTGGAATCGTTGAACCGCGTTCTACTTCTTCCATGTTTATTTTTAATCCTTCAAAATCACTCATTTAGCACCTCCAGATGCAAATCCTAGTTGTTTAATTATATTGGTTAAGTTAGGTGCTACGAACTCATCTAACTTTCCGCTTCTATCTTTAGCCGTGTATCCCTGACCGATCCGAGTTTGAAACCATCGGGTAATTACTTTACGTCCATCTTTGTCTTCATCATCGAAAACACGCATACATAATACTTCATCAAAGAAATAAGGTATCTGTGTGGGCAATTTCGCACCAACCATCATCGGCTGATAATGGAACGTACCTGTCGCCTCATCACGAATGCTTTGTTCCTTTGCGATGAAGACTACATGGATGGGTAAATCTCTAAATCTACGCATGGTTTTAATCATTACTTCAATGACTTCACCGTAAGCTCTGCGCGGATCTTTTGTCTTAGCTTTTTCTGAAGCTAACAAGATTTCTGACATCTCGGTAATACTATCTAAGCATACCGTGTCATAATCTAATGTGCCATTTTCAAGCATGGTAGCTATTTCTTCAATCTCGCTTGCTTTCTTAACCTCAATAGCTGTAAGGTGTTCAGCGTCCTTGATAGATAATAGACCACTCTCCATACTGACCACTAATGTTTTTCCTGGTGCAGTTTTGAGCGAGGTTGTCTTACCTGCTCCAGACGCACCGTAGATCAACAATTTAGCACCTTGTTGCTGCACAAGTTCGTTTGGAGTTTTGATTCTACTTAATATGGAATCGTTCACTACTTTCTCCTATGTTTATAAAAAGTTCTTTTAAATCAAAAAAAATATGTTACACTTGGTTTTCATTGATCTAAGGCATATTGTAGCATGAACAAAGCAAAACGCAAACAGTGGGAAATTAATTTTTATTTTAGACAGGTTGAGCTTGGTAAAAAAAAGCTTAACACATTACATGCATCTGGTCTTGAACCAGAATATAAGGAGCGAGAAGTGGAACAATATACCCTTAAAAAATATATTGAATTTATCGGTACAGAAGCAGCAGCCGAATTATTTGGTTGCAAAGCAGCGACTGCAAAATCATGGCGTTATGGTATGCGTCAACCTTCAATTGAACAAGCAAAAGTTATTATTAAGAAAACAGGTGGCAAGTTAGATTTTGAATCTATTTATGGTCCTATAGACGAATCTGTTGAAGACAAGAAAATTTAGTGTTAAATATAAAAGCCACTTCGCAGAATTCTGCGTTGGAGCTTGCTCTTGCCTATGCCGAAGAGGGTTATTCACCTGTACCTTTATTAAGACACAATAAAGTACCGCCTAAACATTTAGGCAGTTGGCAGCAATACAAAGAGCGACAACCGACTACGGAAGATATTACCCGATGGTTTAAAGGCCGTGATGATTTAGTTGTGGCTTTGATCTGCGGAAAATTTATTGTTGTTGATGCCGATACGCCAGAAGCGTGTATTTGGGCTGAAGAAAATCTGCCCAACACACCGTGTAAAGTTATCACTGGCAAAGGGATGCACTATTACTACAATAATCCAGAGCAATATACGACTTATGTAGCTAGGCGCACACAAATTAGCGATCCCGCCAAACTTATTGATATAAGAGGGGTAGGCGGTTTAATTATTGCACCGTACAATATTCATGCCACAGGTGCTATCTATGAACCTAAATTTATTCTAGATTGGGATTGGCATGATACTAGCGACCTACCTGACTTTACAAAAGAAAACTGGGTACAAGTAACAGGCGCTGAAAAATTAAACGGTAAACCAATAGCTACTCCTTTCTCAATGGAAGGGGTGATGGCAGGCAGTCGTAATGACAATGCAGCTAGATTGGCGGGTAATTTGATTGCTAAAGGTGTTAATATCGAAATGGTCGAGTTCTTTGTGCAATCATGGAATCAACAAAACAAACCACCATTATCAAGAACAGAAATATCTACTACCGTTAATTCAATACTAAAGACTCATGAACGTAAAAACCAACAAGCCCCTGCATTTATAAAAAATAAATTTAGCGTGAAAAAACCTGATAGCCTCTTCAAGCCACCAGGTATTATCAAAGATATATTTGAGTATTCAGAATCTATTGCTCAGATACAGCAGCCCTCATTATCTATGCAAAGTGCATTAGCATTAGGCTCAGTGGCATTAGGCAGAATGTATCGTACCGATATGAATAACTTTTCATCTATGTATTTTATGTGCATAGCCAAGTCAGGTCAGGGTAAAGAGAATGTTAAAACCACCATTGAATCAATCCTAGATTGTTCTGGCCATGCTGATATTATGGCGGGTGATGGTTATACCTCGTCTGGCGCGGTCTACAGTCTACTTAGACATAAACCAACCCACATAACCGTAATGGATGAATTTGGTAAACGCTTAGAAAGTATTGCCAAAGCATCTAATTCTAACAAGGAAGACGCTTTGCAAGTGCTTATGGAAGCGTGGGGTCGCTGTCACGGTACGATTAGACCTGATAACTACTCTTTAATGACGTTGACTGGAAAACAGCAACAAGAGGCTCTAGATCGCTCTACTATAAAGCCAGGTATAACGCTTGTCGGCATGTCTGTGCCTAGAAACTTTTATGGTGCTTTATCCACAGGTCGCATTGTAGATGGCTTCTTAAACCGTTTTATCGTTGTAGAATCAAAGTTACCAAGAACAGTAGGACGAATGGTGCCATTTGTTGAGCCAAGCCATAAGATATGTGAGTGGGTGCGTAAAGTACGAGAAACCAAAAACGAAATGGAGCAGTTAGCTAGAGATAGCTCGGAGATAGATTTCAAACAACGAATTATAAAATTTGATGATAGTTCAAAAGAATTACTAAACACATTAGCTCATGAACTTGTAGCACAACAAAACAAATTAGAAAAAGACGGCTTGGAAGTATTGCTTTCAAGGACGCGAGAAAAAGCAATGCGGTTGGCTTTGATATGTCAAATGGCTGACGATCCATACTCTAAAGTAATTACAGGCGACATAACTCAATGGGCGATTCAATATATTTATTACTACGATCAAATAATGGTTGAGACTTGTGAAGACAAAGTGGCGGGTTCTGAAATGGAAAGCCGTATCAAACAAGTGCTTAGTTTTATCAGAACGCAAGGTGAGATTGGTATTAGTCGTAGAGATATTGATAGGCGTGAGATATTTAGGTCAATGAAATCGTTTGAAGTTAAAGAGATTATTAATCGTTTAATGAATGCGGGTGAGATTCAAGAAAAGGATGTTCGGGTTAAAGCCACTGGACGGCCTATGAAGAGAATTGTAGCCATTGATCCTAACTTCTTTGATGATTAAACGCGTGCCATTAACTCAGCTATTTCTTGGTCTATTGCACTTCTCTTGGAAACTAAGCCGCCTCGATTAACATTCATTCTAGCAGCTATATCTTCATTCGCAATTGAACCACCTAATAAACTTCTGCTGATAGGAGCTTGGGTAGGTACACTTGCAATTGGCTGTACGTCAGGGATGTTTAAGTTTAAACTAGAAGTTTGATTTCTTAAAGGGGCTGTTAATGTTTGAAATTCTCTGTTTAATCGTTCTGCTTTTTCTCCTAGATTGACTTGCTCTAAATCAATACCACTTTCTTCTATTAATCTAGTGCCTTGATTTTTTACTGCATCTGATAGTTGTCCTGATGTTTCAACTACTTGCTCACCAAAAGCAATAAATGGAGTCAACCTTAACGCATCTTTAAATGCTTGCATTACTATATTGATACTTTCTTTATCGGCTTTTGCAAATCTTCTAACTATTGAAGGTTGTCTCATTACACTTCCCATAACACCTAATTGAACTAATGTAGGTAACATAGCAATGTTAAATGCGTTGACCGCTATTGCGCCTGCAATCAAAGTACCTGCACCACCTTTTTCTCCAGTTGTCATCACACGCAAATCATTTACTAAACTTCTTAAAGCTTTAACTTCTTCAGTGCCAAACATTGCTTTTAACGTATCATCACCTCTAGAATTCAAAGCTCTTTCTAAAGCATCTGGTTGAAAAACCTCATCAACACGTTTGCCAGGACCTTTAGCTGCTTTTAATAATTCTCGCATACTGTCTTGTTGTATTTTAGAAAAAGTGTCTTTATCAACAATACCTCTCATGCGTTCAATGTTTGATGCCTGCCCATTCCTAAATAAAGTTCTGACAATCTCTTCTGGTTCACTTGATTGTATTCTTTTAAATAACTTATTAGTTTCTGCTGCGTTTAATTCGTTTTCACTTCTAATTAAATCATCTAAACTTTTTTGTAACCCTTTATCTTTAATACCATCAATAACACCATCTAATTTTGCTGCTTTTACGTTGGTTTTAATTTTAGTAAAATCATTAAGAATTCTTTCTAGAGGAATATCATCTCCAAATAAAGCTTGTTTGGTTGAACCTAATTTATTTTTAAATTCTTTTGCAAAGGCAGAAGGATTAATTCTACCTAAATCATCAGTGCTGTTTATAACCGCTTCTCTTATAAAGTTTTTTTGCAATTCTTTTTTAGCTGCTTCTCTACCAGGCTTATCAGTAATGGCATTTAAAATTTTGCGTAAATTTTCTGGCCTGTCTTTTTTTATAACAAAATTATAAATTTGGTCAACGTCAAAACCATCAACAGAAGCTTCTTTTCTTATTTTTGTAACGATTACATTATTAAAAGGCTCTATAGCTTCTTGATAATCTTTATTAAATGCTCTAATTTGTTTTGCGGCAGATTTTAATGTTCTAAAATCTTTTGCTCCTCCCTGTGCCAGCATATTTCCAGTTATTGTGTCATTGGCTAAATTGTCAAAAATATCATCAATTTGCTCATTTACTCTTCTTAATGCGTAACCTACTTCTTTCATGCTAGAGGGTGCAGTTCTTTGAATTGTTAATATGGTTGATCGTAATTGATTTAAACCTTCTATTGTTAAACCATCAGTTTTTGCTTTTTCAAATATTTGTCTTACTTTTCCTATAGAACCTCCTGCTACTCCCTCTACTTGTTGCAATAGTTCTAAGCCTGGCTTGGTTTTTTCTAGTTTCTTTAAAACATTAATAATGTCATCAACTTTTAAAGTTACCGTTCCTTTCCAAGCATCTAAATTATTTGCTTCTAAAAACTTATCTATAACTTGACTTCTCTTAACAAATTCACCATCAACTCCATTATAATTTCCAAAGGATCTTTCATAAGCTTCCTGTATCCTTAATCTTAAATTATCACTTAATAAAGCTCTGTCTGGATCGCCCATTAAAGCACCATCATTGATTAATTTAATTTCTCCTTCAATATAATCATCTAATGATCTTTGTGACATTTTTGATTTTTTAGCTAACTCTTCAACTAATTCGTCAACTTGATTTATAGTTAATCTTCCTGTTTGAATGGCTTGAGAAAAATCATCTAAAGATAAAGATGTATCGCCTTGTTTTTCTAAAAATCTTTGTAGTCTTTCAGTTCCGTATTGAACTAATCTTTTATCTCTTTCTGTTCGACCAAAAACAGTTTCCGCAGCGGCTTGTATTCTACCAGGTATTGAACGGCCTAAAGCTCGTTGGGAAACTGCGGCTGCGGTAAAAGTTTTTATTACTCCATCAGCTTGAGCTTGTTTAATATCATCATACGTTGCGTTTCTACCTAAACGCTTATTTAACATTGTTATATCATTAGGATCAGCACCAGATGCTATTGCTCTAGCAATATCAACATCTTTTGTTGCTGCTTTTCTGCCTAACATGGCGTATAAACCAGCCCCAGCTACTTCAAATACCCCTTGTGATACACCACCGATAACGCCTTCGTATGCTAAATCTTTAGCAATTTCACTTGCTTCTTGTTCTTGTGTTCCTAATAACAGTTCTCCAGCTTCTTCTACGCCTTTACCACCAGCAGAACCAATAGCTACTGCGGCAGAATTAGTTAGGCGTTGATTTCTTAAAAATGGTTTTATTGCTTTTAATAACTTTCCTTGCGGAGATATTGCTGCAATAGCACCTGCTATGGGTCCAACTGTTCCAGCAAAATCAGCAAAATCGTATATAGAAAAACCTTCTTCATCAATAATAATATTTTTATCAGATGGTCTAATGTTTAATCTTTTTTGACCTTCAGGAGTAACTGCTAACCTTCCATTTGCATCTCTTATAAATCCATCAGAACCAACAAATCCTTGCAAAACACTTTCTTTTTCTATAATGCTATCAGCGGTATCAAGTTGCGCTCTTAAACTTGCATTTTGTATGCCTGTCTCATAATCAAATTCGGTTTCGTTTAATGCTTTACCGCCTGCTTCTTGAGCAAGGTATTTTTTTACTGCAAACGCAGCTTCTTTTTCTTTGCCTGGCTCGCCTTCAACTTCAATAACTCGACCATCAGGTAATTCAACCTCATAAATCATTGTGAATAGTCACTCATTTGTATACGGACAACTGGTTTCCCTCTTGTAATATTAACATCAACTCCTAATTTGTGAGGTGCCTCTAAGCCAAATCTTGCATATCTATTAATAGTTTCATTATATATTGAATTTTGTTTTGTATATGCCTGTTCATATTTTGCAATTGCTTTTTCTAAAGCGGCTAACAATTTTTCGTCACTTGCAAAAATGTTTACATCCCCCACTAAATCTTGTGCAATTTGTCTGTCAATATTAGAGATTGTTCTACCGCTTTCACTTAACAACAATTTTACATCTGCTTTTGCAACAAACTCTAACAATGCTTTTACTTGCTCTCTATTGTTAAGAGGCACATCTCCACCAAGAAATCTTACACCTTGATTTATTGCTTCTTTTATAACAGGAGAAAGCCCTGAAACACCACCACCATCAATTAATCTTTTTGCATCTTTTAAATATTTTTTCATTACATCTGCTGTTTCTAAATCTGTAATATTAGTTGCTAATTTTTCTGAATTTTCTGGATTATTGATTAAATCAAGTTTTATTTTAATATTTTCTTTATTTTCAAATTGCACTAATTCGCTATCAGCATATATAGATTTTGCTTTTTCTAAATCTACTGCGTTGCTTAAATCTAAACCATATTCATAAGCTATTTTTTCCAATTCAGATTCTTTTGCTTCAAATCTTAAATCAGTGGCTCTTTGTTCTTTGAGTGTTTCAGCAGAACCTTGAGATATTCCCATACCTATATCGCCTGTTTCAACCATCTGAATACCAATATTTCTCATCAAATCTAAGAAATTTTTATTTTGTAAGAATGGAGTTTCTCTTCTTTCTCTTGGTTCTTTTGGAGTCTCACTACCAAATTTTTCTATTGATTCAGCTAATGTTCTTTTTTTAGCTAAAGATTCTGGATCTATTTCTTCTATAGTAGCTTCACTATCTTTACCAGCAACCTCTGGCTCTGGCTTTTGCGGTCCTTTTTCTTCATATTTTACTAATTCTTGTTGTAAAAGCTTAACTTGCTCAG